AAAGTATATCCCCATCCCTGTTGCATTACCCTCTTCATCTTGCCTAATCCACCTAACTTCGCCTTCTATTTCAAGAAGATCGTTTCCTATCGGCAAAGCAACATTAATGATATCGCGAAGATTGCATGGCGCCAAAGTTTCAATAAAAACACCAGAATAAGATATATCTTTTGTTAGAGCTTCAATAACCCGATTATTATTTTCCCATTTGATTGGAGCATTTACAGTAAACCTTTCTTCTCTTCTTCTTTCAACCATCTTCTCTCCTAAAAAATATCAATAATATTACAAAAACAATTCCAAAAAATCCTAAATGAGCTGAACCTAAAGAAGCACACTGTGGTGGGTTTTCATAAATTATTCCTGAATATAAATATTGTAGACCTCTAATATCATCATCTGCCAGTGTTCTTTTTATTATTTCTCCTTCTGTAGAAGAAATATACATTGTTGAGTCAACCATTTCTGAATGATTCATTCCAGTGGCATGACCTATTTCATGTGTGATGGCATTTTTTAAATCGTGCTTTCCTGTCTCTCCTGTTAGAGACCATTCATAGTTTTCATTGATTAGGATGTCAAAAGCGATTATCTCTCCACCTTCAATAGACCAAGTATAAGTAATAGCCAAAAGATCATCATCTAGTTCTTCTGGCCAGACTTCTCTAAAGGCTACGATATTAACGCCGTCTTGATACGAAGAAGAGTTATTTGTAGTTTCTCCCTCATAATAAAATCTTAACGGTGCTCCACGAATTCCTTCCCATTCCATAAAAGATTGAGCAATGCTATCTTCTACTTCTTCTTCAGATAGGTTTCTTTGATTGGAGAGATTTATTTTGTATTCAATAGGATTCTGCCTCCACTTGAGTTCTTCTCCCATTTCGTTTGTTTTTACAGAAAAACCAAAACACAAAGAAGAAAGCAAAAGAAACATGTTCATCATTTTTGAATCCAGACCCTCAATAGAATTCTATCTTCTACATAGCCCTCTCTTGCATGTCTACACTGTTTGTTATCAATGATAAGTGCTTGACCTTTTTTTAATTTAAAGTGGTGCAAGTTTTTGTCTTTATCTTCGACAACAGTAACGGCAGTTCCACCGCTTCTTACGCACACAAAGCCAACATATTCTATCTTGTCTTTAAATTTAGTAGAATAATCACCGTCTTGGTGAAGAGGAAGCGGAATATCTCTCCTGCTCCCCCGACCACTATCTTGGAAAGCCCCTACCAAAGAAGTCTCGATAGGGGTTCCAAGTTCTAGCATTTTTAAAACAAAGTCGTCAGCAGTTATATTCTCAATAAACTCAAAACCTTTATTCATTCTTCGTTCTCCTTGCTTTTAGTATGAACAAGGTGTTCTCTCACCGCAACACAATCTTGGGTGTGCGGAAAGTTCTCCCATGTTGTTTGGTCATTGAACTTAATTCTTTCGCAGCAATTGTGACAAACTGTATAAATTCCATCTTCAAAAGAAATGTTCGAAAGGGAATACAGTCGAAAAACTTGATGCCAAAGCACTACTTTCTTCATTCTTCGTTCTCCTTACATTTCATAAAACTTAATATCCCATTCTTTGTGATCTTCAAGCCACTGTCTTAGCATTTTAATGTGTGCAAAACTGTAAAACTCTGGATCTCGATTATCACACCAGATCTCATATGCATTAACAATATCAGCGTTTGTTTTATGCGCTAAGAGTTCTCTTGTTACTTTTGTTGGCGTTTGCCAAAGATCAAAAGCTTCTCTTACCCGATGATCCCCAATGTGAGATTTAGCAATAACTACAGCTTCTACATGCAAATTCATACTCATTCTTCGTTCTCCTTGCAATCGAGGTAACTTCATTATTTCTTTCTTGGTATTGGCTTCTCAAACCAAACATCGCATTTTATACAGCCGGGCTGTGGATAAAATCCATCTAAATAGCGATAGTAGGTTTTGGAACTACATTCTGGACAATAATGGTAGTAGTTCATTTCTCATTCTCCTGTTCATCAAGCCATATTGAAAAGATGTGCAAGAAAATACTTAAGAGCCACAACGCAATGACAGATATAATGAAAATACCATCAGTCATTGTCGACCCTCCTTACACATGCATTCTTGATCCGGATAACCAGCGTCACAATGAGCGCAGTTATACCAATCTGAATTTACAACAGACCATGACTTGGCTATTGCGCCAAAAGGAAGGTACTGTTGAACTATGTGAAGCGGAAATGTGCCGTCCGATCCAATATCTGAATCGGGAATATCAACATGAACAGTCTTCGTGTATGTCAGTTTTACTTTCATCTTTTTTGTTGCCACTTATTTTGAGCCATAAGCCCCAGAGGATAGGTATTGCAAGCCAGTGAAAACAAAGGATTAGCGAAGCAGGTATTCCAGCGTAAAAAGCTGGATGAATATAATTTCCAAGAAAACCAAAGATAATTGGAAAAATTACATCTTCTATTATCTCCCATCCAACAACAATTATGACGAATGCTAGGCCGTTCTTTTTAAGAAAGGCTTTTATCTTTTTTCTAGATAAATTCTCAAACTTGTGAGATACCCTATCCTTTAGCCAGTTAAGCATAAAATCCTACCTAACACTCCACTCCTCCCAGTCCAACCAGCGGCCACATGAAGCTCCACCTTCATTATTATAGATGAAGTCTTCAGCCTTATAAAGCTCGTCAAAAACCGCGCAGACTTCGTGTGGGCCATCTAAGCTTCCTTGTATTACGACGTATACTTTTGGATACTCATATTCTTCTACCGCACTCATAATACCTCACTTTTTGAGATACTCTTTTGCATGACCCTCTTTTACAAGCCAATCATTTAGAGTTTCTTCAATTCCATCTTCACAGACTATGGCCAGCCATCGACCATATTTTCCCTTTTTATCTCTTATCGTCTTTATGGTAATCCATGTATTAAGTATTCTTGACCGAACAATGTCCCTCACTCTTATCCCCTCTTCTTTGGAGGAGCCTCTAACCTCAGGGGTATTCAGGCCATATAATCTAAGCTTTTGTTTTTTCAACATAACACCAAAGCCTAAATCAATATCACAGGTAATCGTATCTCCGTCATATACTTTTATTACATAAGCTCTGTATTCGTACATTCACTCTCTCCAAGATTTGGCGGAAGCATACCGCACTCTCTCATAGCGTGAATAGTCATAGGAAAATCTCCCTGCTCCTCTACGAGTCTAAGCATTTCTTGAGCAACCTGACGCACTTCCAGCTGGGCGTGTTCATCATTTCTTAACTTTTGAAAATGAGCAAAAGAACGCCAGTTAAACATGATATCGCAAGTTATCTGAATTCCATAGGGAAGATAAAGTCTTGCACTTTCTTTTGCTCGCTTGCGAGTATACCCCGCATCTTCAAGTCTGGCAATACAACCGTGATAATTTTCATAGGCCTGCTTTATAAAGGCCTCTAGGTCGTCTCGTTCAGATTCGGGCCAGTCAACAGGAAGATAATACTTATCTATCTTAAACTCTTTATATCGTGCTGATTCAGCATTACAATTGTGTATTAGAAAGCCATTTGCAACATAGTTATGGGTTCCCTCTACTTCTAGGTCATAAACATCCTGCACTCCAAGATACTCTACACTAACTATTTGCTCATAGTCAAATGCTAAACGCCGTCCTTTTCTCGGCCTTCTTTTTTCAAAGACCTCTTTAAGATTCTCCTTCAAAAAACTTTGGGCAAAAGCTTTCTCTGATGCACGAGAGGAATGAATTTTTTTGTGGCAACCAGAACATACAAGAGCAAGATTATTATAATCTGTCGCTCTAGCTCTATCTACTGAGACTGGAATAACATGGTGGCACACAAAATCTCTGGAACACCCCTCTGGATCAATCTGGGCCTGGCAAACATAATTAAATTTATTCATAAGGGAGGGCAGCTGCTCTCTTGTCCAGTTTCCAACTGTAGCCCTCCAGATTTTGTGATCTAAATCTGGATTTATATTTGGATTTATACCATTTTTTTGGCGATTCAGCCTGTATCCATATTTTCCTTTGTTCCACGGAACGCTTCCAGGCTTAAAGTCCTTATTAATATCTTTTAGAAAGATTATATTATGTATATATCCCCATTTTTTAATAAGCTCATATTTATATCCACTTATTTTGGCGACTTCTTTCCTGGTGTATTTACCCTCATACTTTACCCACCAATCTCTAAAGGTATATGGCTTTCCAGATACATTTATGTTTATCCCGTTTACAGCAACCATATTATCCAAGTTAGATATAGTCACTTTGGATCCAAAAACTTCTACTCCAAGATACTCTCCAATCTCTACAAAGTTGCCATCCAGAGAGTAAAACTTGTGATCTAATGTAGACGAGATTGTTCTTCCGGACTTTGTGGTAAACTTATAAACATCTCTTTTACCGTTATAAAAGACCTTTGATATATAGCCTTTCTTTACAAGATTTGAACCATCTTCTTTCGTCCTGCATGGAACCGGTCTGCCATATTGGCGCCTATACTCCTTTCCATTTTTAGACTTTGATAAGATCCCGTTCTCATATTGGTCATAGAGATCTTTTATCATCATCTTCTTTACTCCACCGCCGGGGTTTGGAATGTAAATTTCGGTATCACCAGTAACGCAACTTACTCCTACTCGATGCTTAAGAAGGTGTATGTGCGTTGCTATATCTGTGGTAACGAGAAAGTGAAGCGAAGACTTTTCAAATGGCGTATGATGCCCTTCGTTCGCAAGCATGTTTAAAAGCTTGCCTATTCTTGCTCGCTTCTTTGGGCCAAGCTGACGGCTTGTGCTAGTCCACGCAGAAAGAGCGTGAGTCTCGTCGCTTCCATAGGTGCCAAGTAACTCTACAGTATTATTCGTATTCATTTACCCTCCAAAATTCTTAGGACAGGATAATCCTCGCGAACTTCGGTGTCAACTGGATCTTCTGAATAATAACGAGGAGTCGGCAAGCCTCTTGCCAGACATATCTCCTCAACCGCAAGCTTAAGATCTCTTCTTATAACAAGTATATTCCACTTATCATTCGGATCTTTTAAATGAGAAATTATCTCCATTAACCCATCATTTGTCATAATCAACTCCAACCAAAAACAGCGCCTCAGCGCCATATTCTCCAAGGCCAACAAATACAACTTTTTTAAAGGTTGCTACAACCACATGCGTATGTGCATTTGTAACATCTGCCGAAAAGGTTATGCTTGTTGTTCCGAGCTTAATCATTGATACATCAATCTGAATAATGTCTCCGAGCTTTGCCGAAGATAAAAAGTCTATTTCAGATATATTTCTTGTTGCGCACACAGAGCCGGTAAGTAACCTTGCTTGCATGCCACAAGCCTCGTCAACCCACTTCATCAAGTTGCCACCATGAAGCGTTCCATGTGCGTTTAGGGTTGGTTGAGTAACAAGGTATCTGTATGAATGATTTAGCGTTTCACTCAAGATATATCCCTTTCCTCAAAAAGGCCATCCATATCAAGAATTAAATCTCCATCTGTTGAAGAAAAGTCTATATCGAATTGATTCGACTTCAAATGAGCGGCAAGCACAAATTCGGATCTCTCTGACAGAAAAAGAATGATGGCTTCCCTGATATCTTCCTTGTTTAAATAAATACTTTTTACTGATTTAACCTTCATCTAATGAATCCTTAAAAAAATTTTTTTGATTACTTCTAGCAAGAAGTTCTGTTGCCTTGTTTACTATAGCAAGACCTATGGCTCTGATCATTTCTGGATCTCCAACTATATCTATATATTCTCCTTTGCGCAAATCTCTACCAGACTCTCTGTAAGAGATTCTTACTCCAGATCCACCTCCAACCACCTGCTCATCTTCCACCTGATACCAGTGAATATCGTTTGGATCAGATGAATATATATTAAAAACTTGCTCTGTAATAACCTTTCTCATAACGAACAATCCTCATGAGGTTCTGATAACTCTTGCTTTAGCCTTCTTATTTCCATATCAATATAAGTTGCCGCTTTTTGAAGATCTGCTATAGAATCTTCCGACTTCTTTCCAGCTCTCTTTATATATTTTAGAACATTTCCAAGCTCAAAACCTAAGCCCCAAGCATTAATAACCTTTACCGCTTCATATTGATTATCTTCGCCGCCATAATATTCTGGTCTGTTATCACTCATTTATTACTCGCAAACGTTTTGTTTTCATTCTTTTTGATTATTGATTCAATCAGATTTTGCTGAACAGAAAATTCCTCTTCTGTCAAAAAAGCAACTGTTGATTCTGCACATCTTTTGCACCAGAACTTTACGCCATAGTTGCCGATTGTAGCCTGAACTGATATCGGCAAATAATAATGCTCTCCACCGTGCTGACAGCGCCTCATTCGCTCATGCCTTGGAAGCAGATAATTATATCTAGACATTCATCCCTCCCTCTTTTGGGTAAACCCAAACTCTTTCGTTCAAGGAAAAGACCTTAACCTCATCTATTAACCTACCCCTCTCTACAACCCTTATCCCGATAGCTCCATCAAAGGTGGGCGCGGGCTCTTTTGCGAGCGTGTATGCGCGTCCGGCTTCATCATAAAAACACGAGTGGTATAGTTCTTTGTTGCGAACATACTGCTCCATAGTCAACACAGATTCATCAGAAAAAACCTCGTATACTTTAGTTCCATCTAAAGCATCGAATAGAGAGTGAAGAGAGGCTCTGATCATCTCATCGTCAACAATATGCTGATTGTTAAACTCCCAGCTTTCCTCCTTTGAATTCCACTCCACATCAAGCTGAATCCCAAAGAGATTTATGGCTCCGCCAGAGAAGTTTTTATTTCCAGAGTTATATCCAGGCATCGCATTAACGGGGTGCAGATTTGGGTGAACTAAAGGTTTTTTATTCGACATTTTCTTCTTCCTTCAAAATTATATCATAATCAATTAAGTCAAAAAGATACCTTCTTATCTCAGATTCTGCCCTTAGAATCTCTCCTTTGTAAGTTGGAATCCTTCTAATATAGTCATTTATTGATTCTATCACATGATTTGACAGACCCTCTCTGTTTAAGGAGCAGTCTCTAACAGAATCTGACATTATATTATCTCGTCAATTACACCGAGCTTAAGCGCTTCTTCCGCACTCATATACCAATCGATTTTCTTTCTCAGAATCTTCTTTAATTCTTTCTCTGTAATTCTTGTTCTGTCCAAAGTAATTTCTTCGATCTTCTTTTGAAGACGCTTTGTTTCCTTTAGAGACTCTTCCATATCCTGAATCTTTCCATAAAATCCTGTGGAAACCTGATGGTAAAGCGGAGTAGAAAGAGAATATCCGAATCTCTTGTGACCAGATATAAGAATCATAAATCCACAAGACATTGCTGCGCCAGTAACAATTGTGTGAATTGGAGTTTGGCTCTTTTTCATAACCCCAAGAAGTCCAAAACATTGATAAACCTGACCGCCATAAGAGTCTATATAAATCTTGATTGGAGCAGGAGTATACCCGACCCCATATACATCATATAATTTTGACAATAAAGCGTCATTCTCATTGATATCAATAATTGCTTTAGTCAAGCTATTCATCGTCTTTTGGGTAACTTGATCTGGAAGATAAAGATTTCTATCTTTTGGCTTTGGTAGCGTATCCATAAACATACTCCTTTGGCTCACTGGCCCAAAATCAATATAATCGCACATTACCCTTTGTCTATAGCATATTTGGCCTCATTCCTGAGGCAAGGGTTATCTTGCAAACATGCTCTAATCTTTCAATATGCTCAAAGGCTTCTTCTGGAGTTCTTCCGATCGAACAACAGCCGTGAAACTTTTGACCCACAATGCTCGCTCGGCTGGAGGGAGCAGTAGAGGAATGTATCGACCACATAGCGTCATAAGTTTGTATTGCAAGCATTTTGCTTGTAGCCGGAACGAGAGCAACATCTTCTCCCACCTCTGTGTATCTGTGTACCTCTGGAAATATTCTAGCTAAATCTTTCAAGGCAAATCCCGCCATCATAGCTGCAACAATGTTTGTTGGATGCAGATGAAGCACACAAGCAGTTTCAGATTCTGCCTTTAACAACCTCCAGTGCATTTCAAGCTCTCCAGAAGGGGTTTTGCCATCTAGCACAAGATTACCTTCAAAAATATCTAGCCTTAAAATATCACCCTCAACAAGCTTTGATTTATTTACTCCAGATGGAGTTATTAAAATAGAAGATGATCCAGCCTCTTTGTAAGAGCAGTTTCCGTCTCTAGTTGAAATCCAACCTCTCTCATAAGCTTTTTTCATTATTTTACAAATTTCATTTTTTGTACTAATTTCAAATATCATTTCTTTCTACAAGTAACCTCAAGTAGTTTAGATGTATCAAACACCGCGTTAGATACACTTCTTATATCATCTGGCGTTGTAGTTTCTATAGAAGACATATAGTCATCAATAGATGGGATTCCAAGAAGCCTTCTTTTAATCTGCCAATACGCAATATTGTAACTATCTTCTACTGCGGCATAAAAAGAAGCTCTTAATTTATTCTTTGCCCTCTGCAACTCTTCGTCAGATACAAGATGATTCTTTATCTTCTCAAGCTCTACGAAAACAACATCTTTCGCTTCGCGAACATTTGAATCTCTTGTGGAAAACTGAACTAGAGAAAATCCACCGGTCTGCCATGAAGTAGAGGAAGATGAGATCCCATAAACCAAACCCCTCTTCTCTCTTACTTCCTCAAACAATCTGGAGTCCATTCCTGACCCAAGGATGGTCATCATAAGTTTGATTGCGGGAGATCTTTCGTCAGAGTTTTTTACAGATGGCATACCCATCCACACATGGGTTTGCTCAACATTTTCCCGTGTTAACTCCACAGAATTTGAGGCCCTATATGTTGGCGCAGAAAACTTATGAAGCTTTTTGAGCTTTCCGTTTGCTCTTCCAAAATACTTTTTCAAAAGAGACTTGGAGTCTTTTTTCGTTAAGTTACAGCACAAAGAGATTATCGCATTTGATCTTTGGCAATATTTCTCATGAAACCTAACCAGCTCTTCTCTCGAAAATTTATCAATCGTTTCCTGAAAACCAATAACTGGCGTTCCAAGATAATGATCTCCAAAGAATTCTTTAGAGAAGGATTCCCAAATAAAAGATGACACGTTCTCCTTTCTTGAAAGCTCCTCTTCCTTTACAACTTCAATTTCCCTCAGAATCTCATCTTCAGGAAAAACTGGATTGAAGACCATATCGGAAAGGATTTCCACACACGGCTCAAGGTTTTCATATGGCACACTTACATAATACGCCACCGATTCGTGCGAGGTAAAAGCATTAGAGGAGCCTCCTAGAAACGCAATCCTTTTTTGAATCTCCATGGCACTCATATTTGCTGTTCCCTTAAACAAGGAGTGCTCAAGCATATGAGATATTCCAAGATTATGGTCCGACTTCGACTCAACCCTAGAGCCTGCATCAAATGAGATGATTATTGTTGCGATTCTAGAATGTGTTTTTGCTACTTCAAATATCATTTTTTCTCCGTCTAATTTGTAATCCCGCTACATTAACTGTCATCAGAAATAAATCTTCGCCAATCACCTGGAAGATCTGGGGGTCTTTCTCTTGGCATCCAAGCAATTACTTTTGCTTTAGAAAGGTTTATTTCTCCGCATTGCGGTTCAGTCCACCATCCAGCACAGAGTCTTTTCTCTCCGCGCCAAGCTTTATGATTTAGGACTGCTGCGGGAATCATCCACGGGGCTTTTGTGCAACCATCTTCATCTTCCTCTGAATCCCATCGGATAACCCAAATTGTACCGATAGGAATATCCTCTACGCTAGAAAAGGGAATCCACTCATCTTTAGATACAAAATTCTTAAAGTCCGTCATGTGTCTGAGGTTCTTTCCACTATGCTTAATAAGCCTGATTTGCCTTAGCTCAATGGAATCGTTGATAAAGGAGACAGCCTCTTCTTTTGAGGAAAAATCTTTTATCGTTTGTTCTCCATATCCTGAAAAATAAAAAAGATTAACTTCATCACTCATTCTTCGTTCTCCCCGATTTACAGATTACAAGCCGTACACTTTTGGAAAAGTTAAAGAATCTCTATACTTGTAACAAATTTCTTTGTATTTCTCTGGAACTTCTGTAGGGATAGATTTTTCTCCAAATAAAATTTGAGATTCCTTATTAATCCAATCTCTATGAATTTCACTAGGTGATCTGGAGTCTTTTCTATAAAGAGGAACGAGAACAGGGAACTCTCTATGATCACGCGAGCCAAGACACTTTGTGGACACTTTTGGAACATTAGTTCCATGAATTAAATTATTATTCTCAATGGTTTTATTAAGCATCTCCATGTCACAGGTTCTCCACCGTTGAGAACCAGCGGTATCCACATGTTTTCGAGCATTCTTTTCAAATTGAGCAGCACTCATAAGTTGGAGGCTAAAATAGTGGCTTTCAAGAGGATAAGGCCATGCTGGAGGCCCAAACTTCTCTTTAGGCTTCCAACTGACATAACCCAAATCAACCATTTGCTGCAGGAATTTTTCACGCTCTTCTCTTTCTTTATGAAAGGGTGTGAATGTTAATCCGCCAGTCGGTTTGAAAAAGACTCTGGGTTTGCGACCGTATTTTTCTTCAAAAGTATTATGATTATATTCTTCGTCGTTAGTAATTTGATCCAGTTCTTTTACTCGAAGAATGGCTTTGCCTCTAGGATCTTCCGGGTGGTAGTAAACGCCCCTAAACCACGGCCACTTGAAGCAAGGTTGATTTTTGTATGGAAACAAAGATCCTGTCCTGCACATTTCTCTTTGAAGAGTAGCTTTTTTCATCCAAATCAATGCTGAGTCAGGATCTCCATCCTCCCAATCAAAGTTATATCTTCTTCCGTGTTTTCGAACTTCTTGTCTGATTGTTTCGTATGGACAAGCATAAATGAGTTGAATTCTTCGTGCAATTCTATAATCTTCGTTCTCTATGTTGTCTTGATGCTTAATTCCTGCAAGTTCATTCATAAGACCTTGTAGAATACTGTCTTCAGACATGTTGGTTCTCCAATGTTTTAGTGCGCATCACTCTTCAGACCACTTATACATAACAACCCTCGGTTTGCTGCCGGGTTTTGCAGGTCCCAAACACTCTACCCATAGCTGCTCAGGATCGAAAGGATTTTCTGGCCAATCTGGAGAGCCGCCCTCTTCGCCTCTGTAAAGCCACTTTTTATTCTCGTCACACCAAGTAGTTCCGCCTTCTTGATTCCAGTATCCAAGAGAACTGTCTGGATGTGTTTTCCTCGCTTCTCGTTCGTTAGCAGCAATTACGATTACTTCTTCGTAAAAACTATCCTCGAACTCGATTTTAGTAGCAAGATGATAAATGTTCATTCTTCGTTCTCCTTTACTGGTGAAGAGTCATTTTCTTAACTCTTACATCGATCCAACCGGAACCATAGCAGAACAAGAATCTTTCTCCCGTTTCTCGATCAAAGTATTCAAACTCATGGGCGCATAGTGTTTTCATATGGCTTACAACAAACTTGTTGTGTTCTTCAAGTCTCGCAGCAAGTTGTTTTGCGCTTTCCAATGTTGAAAAGATTGCTGTTCCACCACAGCCATTACTCGTATAAAGCCTGACCATAAAAATGTTAGTCATTTTCGTTCTCCTTCTTGATGGTCATCACAAAAACCATTCCGTCTCGCAAGAGGTCGTCATAGAACATTTTTCTCTCTTCCAGACCAAAGACAATGATTAGAAACAGGGTGAAAAGTGTCGTTGCCAAAGCAATCATTCTTCGCTGCCCTCTTCATTTTTGACCACATCAATTACCCCACTTTCCTTTGCCATACCCCAAGTTTTCTTAGCCAATGACCGACTAATATTTGCCGTCAAAATCAGGACAGTTATGACTACAATTTGCATATATAGATTTAAAGTAAGCGCCATATAAAGAAGATATATCCAGATACCGGCATACGCAAAAAGCTGCACCATACTGAGGGTCACAGAAATAACCGCAATCAAATGTCCAAACTTCATTTTTCACCCTCTCTTGTAGTTACCATGATATTACGATGGCTTTACTGCATTAAATTGCATTGCAGCAAGACTGACAACTTCATCCTCAAAAGACTTATCAGACCGATTGCAGGCTTCTGCAAATCTATCATTCAAATCTTTTAGTTCTTGTTCAGAAGAAAAGATCTCTCTTTCCAAATGAGGAATGAGAAAGTCCAATCCTTTGTTAGAAAGCCTTACCTTCTCGCTTTTTAGTATATCGAGATACTTTTGCATTTCGGATAGTTTTTGGTGGATTGGAGAAATAATCCTATCCGCCCTTTCTCTTGCTCTAAGCAACTCCGAATCGTAAGCCTCAATATCTTGACCGCTCAATCTAAGAGCCTTCCAAGCATTTGCAAGAGGGTGATCTACCTGCCAGATGGATACAAACCCTCTTTTTTCCGGGTGAGGAACCCAATTTGTATCAACATATTCATAACGCCCATTTGGCTTCTTCTTGTACCCACCGTTATCTAAGTCGGGGATCTTCCATCTTTCATGTGCAATATCCGAGATATTGGCCCGCATGTGCTCTACAGTTTCCGGGTCATAAATAAACTTGGGAATAGAATTGACCATAGGCTTCTCTTCGTCAGAGTTAGCCATAGGTTTTTCTTTTCCAAAGAAGAGTCTCTTTACATTTTCAACAAGTCTCATCGTCAACTCCAAAAAAAAGCGGATAGGCGGGCCACGCCTATCCGCTTAGGTAAAGTCTGAAAAAAAGTGTGATACTATTTCTTTTCTTCAATCACAACTTTCTTTCCGTAAGGAAACTCCACACCAGCATCACGCTCACAAACGGCCCACATCATTCGACACTTTGGCTTCTTTGGGAATGGCGCATATCCATCTGTAAATATCACCAGTCCATCGTAACCCCGTTCGTCTGCCAGCTTGATTACGGGATCAAAGCATGTTCCGCCTCGACCCTTCACCTTAATCTTCGAAGCCTTCTTTGTATAGGGCTCTGGCTCTCCCTGAATAATCGTGTCAAACTGAACAAAATCAGCGATAACATGATCAATCATACCATTCAATTCTGTGGCAAAGTATTGTAGTTGCTTGTCGGAAACAGAACCCGAGGTATCAAAGGCCACTAGAAGGCGGCTGGTGTAGTTTCGCTTCGTTCCCGGCTGAGAGATTCCGTATCGTCTATTCGGACGCATACGAGTGGAACGGCGGCCCATTAGCACCACCTTGTTGATGAACCAGCGAACTTCCTTTTTCCAGTTTACCTTTGGCTTATTTGCAGCAATAATCTGTCCAGCAAGTTTGCCAGAGATATTGCCCCAACCCTTCTTTTCCTGCTCTTTGATTGCTTTCTCTGCGATATTGCGAACCTTCTCTTCTACAATATCATCATCAAATTCATCCCACATTCCGTGATCATCAACAGTATCTCCCTTGCCTGCAATCACCTCGTTAAAGTCTCCGCCATACTTTTCAGCCTCTTTCTTCAGCTTTTCATAGTAAAACTCAGAAGACTGATTGTCGTCAAGACCAAACTGCTTTGGATAAAGGGCTCCATCAGGAAGGCCCTCGATATGACAGTTGATAGCACAATCGGCAGCGATGTTGTAACCGCGAGGATTGTAAGCAAAATGCTTTGCGCGAGTCAGATGGTGCAAGAGAACATGCAAGGCTTCGTGCTTAAGAACACTCCTAAGTTCCGTGGAGGAAAGCCCTTCAACAAATTCTGGATTGTAGTATAGTGCGAGGTCAACTCTGCGAATAACTCCAACTGCCATTGTTGGAATATCTGTAGACTCACGCTTGTTTAGATGGAGAAAAACTTCTCCGTATAGTGGCTGAAAAGAAATAAGCTTTGAAATAGCTGAGTTAAGCTTGTCTCGTACTTTTACATTTGCCATGTTTTGCTCCAAGAGAAAAAGGAAGAATAGCCCCCTCCAAATTGGAGGGGGCGGGATGATCAGTTGGTGAGATAAATCTTCTTCAGATGCTCACGGAAGTCTTCGTCAGACTGCCATTCCATAGCAATCTTCTTTGACTTCTTTCCACCAAGCAGGCCAACCCAAGCCTGTGACGCAACATCATTTGGCAAGGACATAATGAACTTGCGAAGATTTGAACGCTGCTTTTCCTTAGTCTTGGTAAGGCTTCGCTCATTTACCTCTGCCACAACAGAGCGGGCAAGGGCAGCAATAACCTCGATGTCATTACAAGCCGCTTCAATCTTCGACTTTACCTTGTCATAGTTGTCAAGCACATCTTCTGGACGAAGATTCGAGAATTCGTTTGTAATGAACTTCTGGAACATTACCGCGATTTCTCGACCAACCCAACCTTTTGTAATCTGAGTCAGCATACCATCGTCTGTGCGAGTGTCAAGACTCATACCAATCATGGTATCCGAGAAGGCGCACCAGCTTCGACGAGAGGGGTAAACGCGACCAGCCTCAAGGTTTCCAACCGGAGGATCAAGAAGATTCTGATTGCGGTTGATAAATTCTACGACAGCCTTGTGAACACCGTTGGTTCGAGCCCAAGCAAGCCACTCCTCTACCGAGGGGTCAAAGTCGATGTGGAACCAGCGGTCATTTAGAGCAGGGTCCAACTCGACTACATCGTAGTCATCATCGGAGTTTACTGCCGAAACAACACGCCAACCATCGGGGAGCTTCTCTCCATCAAGTCGTCGGTCAAGGCAAATCTCAAAGACTGCTTGCAGAACATCCTTTGATGCTCGGTTGAGTTCGTCAAAGAATAGAATTCCCTTTGAGTTCTGGTCACGAGGCCACCACTCCTGCTTTAGAAAGCGGATAACCTGCTGCTTTACATCCTTGTCCGGCATCCCCTTGATGTCGCCAACCTCACACTGAGAGAGGCGAACATCCCAAAAACCATACTCTTCGCCAGTAGCAGCAGCAAGCTCATCTGCAACCTGACGCACCACAGATGACTTGCCCACTCCATGCTTAGCATGAAGCATTACGGACTTGTCATTAGGCATTGACTTCAGGATCTCTTTGGTCTGTGCAATATTCATTTTTTCGTTTTCTCCATTCGACAGTTACAATTTTGTGGAGCATCCCACGCTACCATGTGGGAGATCCGAAAAGGATTTTAGTTTTTAGACTATCCAGTCTTTAGATTTTCTGTTAACACCATCTTGGTGGTAGCAAACCGTTGTGGCCCATTCCACGCCTATATATCTAAGATCCGAAAAGTATTTTAAATTTTTATTTAATCGCTCGATTCTGATTCGGATAAACCCTGGCTCTCCATAAAACCCCTAATTCCCGCAAGCCTATCTCTAAACTCAGAGAGAGAGGACATGATATCCTCAGAACTCATTGATGGATTTGCTGAAGCCATACCGGCGACAGAAGGGGTTGCCAGAGCAGAAAGAGTTTCTCTTAACTGCTGCATAGAGCCCTGATCTATCTCAAGACCCTCCGTAATCCCTGATGCAAAACCCGATAGTCCATCTAATCCTGATTCGAGAGAAGATAGCCTTTCGTCAATTGAAGATAACTTCTCAATAACAAAGGTTTTAAATTCCATATCGTCTAGCATTTTTCAGTCTCCTTAAACTCTTGTTCCAAAAGCATGTGATTCATCCAAAGAAGATGAAGACATTCTTATAAATTTAGCACAGGCTCTAAATTCAGCGAGATTCCTTGCTCCAGCATAAGTTAGAGCAGATCTAAGACCTCCGGCAAACTCATCTAAAATATAGTGAGCCTTTCCCTTTAGAGCAATGTGTGTCGAAACTCCTTCTGAGCAGGTGCCGGGGCGTAAACCGCCCTTTCTATCTTCTTGAACCTCCTTTGAGGCCATCCCTCGATAAACTTTGCTCTGAGTTCCGTTTACCATAATGGTTTCACCTGGAGACTCCAGAGTTCCTGCAAATATTCTACCTGCCATAACAGCGTCGGCACCAGCCGCAATAGACTTAACCAAATCAGCTGGATACCTTATACCTCCATCTGCAATAATTGAAGCAGAGGCACTATGCTGCTCTCTGTATCCGTGACAATCTAAAACGGAAGCTAGAGTCGGAACCCCAAAACCCGTCATAATTCTTGTCTTGCAAATACTTCCGCCACCGATGCCCACTCTAACTGAATCTGCTCCATTTTCAGAGAGAAACAAATACCCCTCTCCTGTCGCAACATTTCCAGCCATAATATTAACCGAGTCGCCAACGGTATCTTTCACAAAAGAAAGCATGTCTTTCATATAAAGAGAGTGACCATTTGCAACATCAATAGATACCCACCCCAAGCTTGAGCCAAACTCAGAAAATATAGAAGAAAAACGATCTCTTTCTGAGGATCCAACGCCTATTGCAAAAGCAGGGCTTAGCCCAGAGTCAACAACCGCCCTTATATGTCTCATTTGCTGTGATGTAGACATAAAGCGATGAATAACGCCAAGACCGCCTCTGCTTCCTAGGGAAATAGCCATATGAGATTCCGTGACAGTATCCATTGGCGAAGATATAATTGGAACAGAAAGTTCATAGTCTTTTGACATTTTAGATCGAATCTCTGGATCTAGCCTAGACATAACTTCTGTATAGCTTGGAACCATCAACACATCATCAAATGAAGGTGGTGGAAAATTTTCTGAACTTAATAAATTTGATCTATCTAAAGTCTTCATAATTTCTAATTACATATTCCTCATATGTTAAAGCATATATTTCTGAGCTTTCTTTATAATTTGATTTTACACAAAGCCTATCAAACCAATAATGTGCCAATTCATGCTGTAAGGTAAGAAGATTCTCTCTTTCATCAACATTTGTTATTATCAAAACATTGTTTCTTGGAATCTCCAAAGTCGAATCATAAAATCCATAGATTCTTCTTTCTGATCCAAGATTTGTTCTTAGCCGATATGAGTAAAAGCGATCTTCTTCCCACATTTTTTCATTTGAAATAACATAAATATTTACATCATAAGAACTTCTACAATCAGAAGATCGCAAACCCATTTGGGAATTAAATCTTCTAATATGCTTTTCTGAAAGAAGAACTTGTCTTGCAACAAAGTTGGCGGGAAAAGATTCTTGAGAAATAATAGATCCTAATTCGTAAGAAACAGAAATCTTTATACCTCTACTCTCCCCGTGCAACAACTCTTCTAGCACAGTTTTTGTGCTTATATCTTTCAGATATATTGACTTATAAGGCTCTGCTATAGCCTCAGAAGCTGAGGCTATCAAGAACAAGCTAGTTGCTACTCCTAGTATCTTTTTGAGCATTTTTATTCTCCAAAGGCTGATTGTTGCCCCTGCCTCTGGATCTTCCTAAAACTTCAACTCTTAGGTTCGGGTTTAACCTAATCATTTCAACATGGTCCAGCGGTACATTTGAGTGTACAAACTCTGCTCTTGTATCGAGGTTTGTAACTCTAATCTTCAAATTCATCTCTCTACTTCCAGACATATTTAGCTCCCTAAAATTTATTCTAGCTTGCGCTATTCCATTGCTGCCTCTAGGCTTCTCGATAACCAAGAGTTTCCTACTTGTGAAACTGCTGGTACAAGCCAAACAAGATTCTCTTTGCAAACATTTTCTACCAGATTCCTTTGAACACTTCTGTCAACAACTGGTGCAAACAAAATAAGCTTCTCTTGAATTTTGTCTACACTTTCTTTGAGAGAAGATTTCATTTCCTCAACTTCCTCGACAGAAAGGCCTTTGCCTATCCTTTTTCTATCTATACAATTAATGTCTCTTTTGAGATCCCATAGTTCTCCGCAAAGCTCTTTAACGATAGATCTTTTTAGAGTAATCGGAGAAGACTTTGCAATAGCCTCGATTATCTTAGTAGACAAAGCGTTCTTTGCAGAGGCGTGGCTTATAACCTGCTTTTTCAGCTCGGTAGAACCCGGAGCACGCTTAATTGAGAAGTAAGCAAACTCAAAGAATTCAGGGTCATCAGATCTATTAAGACCTACATCTCTCCAGTATTCAAGAGAATTATGCGGATCCTCCGATTCAATCAGGTGCTCGCAAATAGTCTTAAAATCATACTTTATATCAAGGATATCAGAAAGACCAACTCTCATACGGGAGTCGCTAAGAGTATAGGAATCTTTTACCGTATCATGTACGCTAATTGCGATAGCCTTGTATTGCTCCATCATAGAAGAGGAGGCATCTTTACCAAGATTCCACGGAATCCTCATTGGGATGACGAAGCTATCAAGGATAGTCTGCCTGTGCTTTGGAAAAGCATTCCAAATGGAAATAAGACTTCCGTTTCCAAAAAATGAGGTAAACTCCTCAGGACTAGCATAATACCTGCTCATATCTTCTATGGCATGTTTTATGGCATAGTTTACCAGATAAGATTCAGAAAACTTATCCTCAAAAGAAACCTCTTCATCAATGTGAAGATTTGAAAGTTGACAAACCTCATTGCTAGCTACTTCTTCAGTCATATCAAACCTCACTATCCATTCTTTCTTGCATCGCCTTTGAAATCCAACTTCCTTGCTCTAAATTTCTGTTTGCAAGAAGCATCGGCAAATATTCCTTAGAGATTTTCTTTATCAGAAAATAGGTTGGACCCCTTGCGATTTCGGAAGTCTTTTCATTTAACTTCTCATAGCCAAATGGTGCATACTGATATCCTAACCTTCTATTTTTAGCATACTTATCGTCAATCATATCATCCAAGCACTCTACGGGGCCGAGTCTTTCATATACAATTGACATAAGCTCCTTATTTTTTGCATCCTTAATCTTCTTTAATGTTCTTGTTGAGCAAATCTTTGCACAGAAAAGAAGAAGATCTCCGGAAGATCTTTTTGCAACATAGTCAATCAACTTTACATCAGAGTAGTATCCTTCTGAAAGAATTTTCAATCTCACATCATTACAAGTTGACTTCTTTAGAATTAAATCCGCATTAGATAAATTCTTCAAAATCATCTCACCTCTTACTCTTGACAAGAAGCTTCTTGCCCACCAAGACCTTCCTGTGTAGTGGGATTTCATAAGATCAAACTTTTCGCTTGACATGAGCCACGCTAAGGCGTCTTCACTTGATATTTTCTTTACAAGGGTTATTGCTCTATCTTCTTCCTTTTCTCTATCCCGCCACGATAGATCATCAAGGGTGTTTATGATAGCGATCAACTCTGACTCTAGATTTTGACTTTCACTCGACATTTTATTCTCTTGTTTTTTGCTGTAAATCTTCTAATGAAGAAATTATAAATCCTGCGGCATTTCTATGTCCACCGCCACCATATTTTTTTGCAATCTCCGAAACATCAACTCCAGATTCACTTGACCTTAGAGAAAAAATAAACTCTCTTCCGTTCCAATAATATACGGCAGCATAAGGTTCGTTTTCCGATAAAAGGCTTCCAAGCTCTGACTGGAAAACTGATGAGTTTACAGTTAAAACATCTTTCCCTCCCATCCTCAACCTATATGCTCTTTTTAAGATAGGCTTTATTATGGAATTCTTATACCTAAGAATAGCTCGACCTGATTCGTATACCTCACACCAAGCTTCATCGTATTCTTTGGTCAGCCTTCTATGAAGGCCATTCCAATTGTCAAATGTTTTTCTGCAAGAATCAACAAAAGAAAGTATCTCTTCCGATCCTTCCATTTCCCATTTCCATAAATCTCTATCTTCTATATATCTAATTAGAAGAGGAATGTTATCTTCTCCGAAAAGATACTTCCAAGCAAGATAAGCTCCCGAATGAGACATATCGAAGTGGCAATAATCCAATCCACTTAGATCTTCTTCTGCTGTTTTGTGATGGTCGATCACCACAAGGCTCGATGCGGATTCCTCCATCTTCTCCAAGATAGTCCTCGGATAAGAAAAGTCCACAATAAAAACAGTTCTTCCTGTAACGGTTGGATAGTCATCGCTATAACGAACAGGACGGTACTCTGCTTTATCACCATATTTTTGATAGAAAGCCCACGCAGAGCCAAATCCATCAGGGCATCCTGCGTGGTACAAAACCAGCGGTTTACTCAATTAAATCTCCCTAGGAGAGCTTGAATATCTAATCTCTGAAATCATTTCGCACTGACTCGTAATCTTTGAAGTAATGAATTCACACATTCCTTCTAGATCAGAGAAAAAGAGAAGCTCATCATTGTATAAGAGCCTGAACTGACCAAGCTCCCTCATTACATCGCATTTGCTAACAACAAGGTTTGTTGTGCCGGAAAGGTTGATTGCAGAAATAAGCATATTTAGATTTAGCCAGTTAACCTTTCTGCGCCTTCCAGTTGTAACGCCAAACTCCGACCCCAAATCAGCAAGACCTTTGAGAAGGGGGTTTTTAAAAAGAGATTCGGGAAACCTAGGATCTTCTCCAGACCTTGTGTCGTAAATCTTTGCTGCACCCCAAATACGACGAATCTTTTGAGGAGGAAACCCGATACTACAAGCTGCATAGGGCAGCGTTGTAGACGAGGTTACATAAGGGTAAAGGCCATAATCAACATCAAGCCAAATGCCCTGCGCTCCTTCGCAAAGGATATTCCCAGATAGCTTTTCGTCCCACAAAAGAGATTGGGGAAGAATGTCCTTTGCCAAAAGACCTTCTCTTGCAAACTTTGCAGAATAAGATGGGGCAATTCCACGACTCGTTGTTCCAAGCTTTCCAGCCAACCTTTCTTTGTCAAACTGGATATGTTCATCAGTTACGATATGGCATCTTGGAGAAACCTTTACCAAAGAAGGATCAAATCCATTATCAGAAAGATACTCCAACTCTTTATTGAAAGATTCTGGATGCAAAACACAACCGGGACCAACGATTGATTTCACGCCATAAAAAACTCCAGATGGAACCAAATGAGTTTTAAAAGACTCTCCATCTACCCATACGGTGTGTCCAGCATTGTTTCCGCCGGCCCAGCGGGCTACATAATCATAAAGAGGGCCTCCCGTAGAGGCTCTTGTTGCTGCCAACTGAGCGGTAACTTTTCCTTTTGCTTCATCGCCGGGGTAGTTAACCCCAAGCTAAACCAACTACAATATCTGCGAACTTGATTAGCTTGGACATAAAACACCTCCTTTTAAGAATCCCTTGGGGAGTTGAGGCTTTTCTACTAATCCCAAGGCAGTTAGTAGGGGCCAAAAATGTTTGTTTGTAAAATTTGTAACTATAAATGCAACGAAAATTACTCTGGAACACACCTTAAGCGCCATGATCTTAACGGCAAGGAATATTATGACCAATACTTAAGGAGATCCAAAGAAGGTCTTTGCAAACTATGTGATAACAAGACTAGGTTCAAAACGATAAAAGCAGGTTATTATGAATGTTGTTCTAGAGCATGCTCTAATAAGCTGAGAAACATTAGACTCTTTGAGAGTACCGGGTTCTCTAATTACTTTCAAACTGATGCCTGCAAAGAAAAGACAAAGCAAACTCTTTTAAAGAAGTATGGAGTTGATAATCCATCTAAAAGTGAGGTTATCAAAGAGAAAAAAAAGAAAACTTTAATAAAAAATTATGGAGTTGAATACGGTCTTCAAAACAAAGAGATCATGAAAAAAAGAAACAAAACAATGATTCAAAGATTTGGGTCAGAACAAGCCATGCACATACCCCACCTTGTAGAGAAGGCCCTGAAAAACGGGGGTGGGCGTTGCTCTGTAAAAAAGTATGAAACAATATTTGGAAACACAATAAATGTTCAGGGGTCCTATGAAAGATCATTCGTTAAATTATGCGAAGACAATAATGTAAAAATTAAAAACGGACCCTGCATAGACTACACTTTAGATGGTGCTTGCAAAAAATACTTTGTTGATTTCAAAATATTTAAAGACAATAAAGTCTGGCTTATAGAAATAAAAAGCTCTTATTATTTTGAGAAATACGAAAAGACATGTCTTGCAAAAAAAGCTGCGGCTATAGAGTTTTGCAAGAGCAGAGATATAGAAGACTATCTACTGATGATAGATGAAATCTATCTTCCCTTCTAATCACTTTTTCTCCGGAATAAAAACTGTTTTCTTTAAGTTAGAAGCTCGCTTCAAAAAAGTAATTCCCTCCCCGTGACCTGACACTGTAGCTCTAAAGAACATCATATCACCAATGTCAAAGTGATAGGTCTTTGAGGTTTTAAAGTACCACTTCCAGCCTCTTTTATCAACAAGAATCATCGCTGGCATCGGGAACTCTACATTGTCCTTTGGGGCAACAAATTTAATTAGCTTCAGCGGGCCAAAATCCCTTCTTTCTCCCGGAGAAAGCTCCGGTGGTTCCAATGTAGCCGCCGCAATCATTCCGTCAACCCAATTGTTAATCGAGTCAATCCATTTGTCTGTTAGGCGATGTGGTTCCTCACTGATAACCTCTGAAGTTTTTTTGAGAAATTCGCTTGCACCTTCTTTGGCATGAACGGCAAGAAGGGGTATGACCATTGGATTTAATCTATCCAGATTGGCCTTACCCCTAGCTTCCTTAATAGCCCTTGCTTTCTGCTTGCTTTGGTTGATTCGACTTTTTCTTTGCATCTTGCGCGGCTTTTTATTTTCTTCAAAAATAGAGATCACTCTATCCTCCAGAGCGGGCTTTTTGTGCTCTGGAAGATCCGAAAGCGATTTCAGACAATTATGTTATCAGCGTTACTGGCGGAGACGATCCTGATTTCTTTGAAGCCTTCTTTCAAGACGCTCTCTGCGCCTGCTGACTCTTCTGTCTCTCTTGGAGAGGTTTTTGTATTCACTCGGCCTATTCTGCCCACCTAAACTACCATCTCTCATTATCTTTCTGTAATTCGCCCTAAGACCCGTTCTTTCGGAACTGGTTAGAGTTGTGGCATCCTTTCTAGCTTCGACTGGCTGAATTTGAGTGTCTGAATCGGGAACCCCTCCATCTTCCAATGGGCTTACGGTTACCCAAACATTGTAACCCTCAACGGCATCTCCCCAAGTTTGAAAGACAAAGTCATTATCTTCGCCTTCTGCTTCAGCGTAGAAGAAGGTATCTGGATCATAATTTGTAACCGGATAGCCACCAGCAGTGGGCTGTTCCTGATTAATTGAGCCTCTGCCTAAGACAAGCTCTAGATAGTCTCTTCTGTTTTCATCTAATCTAGAAAATACCTCGTTAAGCTTTTGGCCATATGAAAGCTTTTTATCAAAGATTGTGGTATAAGTATCCGCATTCATTCTTGTTTGGAATAAGTATCTCCAAGGATCATTGCTTTTTGCCAAATCATCCCTTTCTCTAAACAGTGAGTCAAACTGTTGTTTTGTAACAGGACTTCCTTCAGCGAGCATTGCATTGAAGGTCCTAAGATCAACCATCCAGTATTTTTTCAAAAGCTCTTTTCTTTCTTCAGTCAGCGGAGCATCGGCCTGTGAAGGCTCTTCTGAGGTGGCTTCAAGAAGGGCTTTCAAAGTCTTCTCTGCTTCTGCTGGAGTTGGGGGGTTCGTTTTGGTTGTGCTCCCATTGGTTACCTGATTATAAGCTTTAGATGTTCCTTCGCCCCACTGTCCATCGCTCAACCTCCATGGATCAATGTTACTTAGATCAACTCTTTTTGTTTCAGCAACCTGTTTTATTAATCTCTGAGTTTCCCCATAAGGCTTTGATCTTGATGTTGATCTCGCTCGACTAGGGGCAGCTTCTGGCCGATCCAAATCACCTCTATCAATTTTGTCCCATATATCTGAGGGAATACCAAAACCTTCCTCTGCAATTTTCATTAGCCTTCTTTTTCTCAATGAAGAAGATGCAAATAGTGAATCTTTAGCATCAGCAGTTTGAGCAGTAATATTCAGGGATTGAACACCTTCTTGCGGTCTGAATCCCCTAATTTTTATTTGGAATTGAGTATCTCGACCCCTATATCTTGCTAACTCAAAAACAGTTTCAAATACTATGTTGAACATTCTGAGGGATTCAGGAAGATTGACAGTGATCTGTTCTTTGCCGCGCTCCTGGTATACACAAGTTCCTTGTGAATTAAATCTAAAGGCTGTATTTCCGTCCGAAATATATACCACCTTATCTATTGCATAATTTTTCAAATAATCAAGAAGCAACTGTTTATCCGGAGATTCTTGTCCCCCCTGAAGTTTTCCAGATGCATTTAGCCTCGCTAAAGCAGTCTGAGCATCTTCTTCATTTGCAAAAGCTCTTTTTGAGCTGACCGCTGATTCATTGCTGCTGCTGGGGGTACTGGCCGAAGGCATAGTGAATGATTGACCTGAAGTAAAGTCCTTAATTGCCGAATTTACTTCTCTATCGACCTCGGCTAACTCAGTTAGCAGCTCTTTAATCTCTTCTTTAGTATTATTGCCTAAGCTGGCAACCTGCGTTGTATCTTCATCAAAGGTTTTTTGATCAGTTACAGAATACCAAAGCCACCATTTATCTAGACTGTATTCTGTATGAATATCTCCATCTTTGTTGCAAACTACTTTTAGTTGAAGTCGGCCGCCTTCAATGGGGATCTCTTTTTTATCAGATTCTTTGCTTGTTTTTGTCGAACCTTCGGCCGGAGTCTGATTCATCCAAGACCGATATAGTTTTTGAGCCTGTTCTCTCACCCAAGTTCTTTGCTCTGCCGCATTAATAGCAACTTTTAAAAGTGAAGCCACCTTTTTTGAGGCATCTTTTCTTCCAATGGTACTTAGAGCCTTTGACAAAGCCTGTAGTTCTTTTGATTCTTGTTTTTTTAACATTTTTTATTCCTTTTAAAAACTATCTTCTTTCAAATTCTATAAGAGAAGGTAACTGTTGCTTTTGCTCTACTCTTCTTTCAAATTCTATAAGAGAAGGCTTATCTGTAGGCAGCTCTTCGATATCCGCTCTCGCTTGAGGTTCAGACTCTGGAGACTGCTCAAGTGTTTTAGCCAATCCCTTTACGCCTTCTTCAAAAACAACGAGGGCGTTCCAAACCCCAACATACTTTGAAAGCATATCAAGCATGCTATCCGAGTTTAGATTTCCAACCCCAAATTCATGAATGTTTGCGGAAAACTTTTTCTGAATTGCCTTCTTTAGCTCTGAGGCAGTTACTTTTTTTCCTGCAAAATTAGATACCATCCAAGATACAAACCCGGGGAATGATCCAAAATCTCCCTCATCACCATAGCCGAAAAAATGTGGATCTAACTTATCCACATCTTGATCGGCCAATACTTCTGCAACTTCTTTATAAAGAGGCTCAAAAGCAACTTCGGTGGGCTCACCATAAGCAACCTGAATCATGACTGACTCAAACATATCGGCATCAAGATCCGCTTCCCAATCTCCAAAAAACCCTGATTCAGCTTCATTAACAGCTTCTCTTAGAGCGACAGCTTGAGAGGTTACTGTGTCAATAGCAGCAACAGCATCTTCATCTAGATTAGATCTGTCATATTCATTATAATAAACTGCTCCACCGGCGGCAACAGCGGCAAGTCCAATTAATACTGGTATAAGCGGAACTGCTGCCACCTTTCTTATCTCGGCAGCTTCCCTTTTGTATCCCAATGATTCTAAAGCTGAAGCTAAAGTCTGAATGTTTTTTTGATTCTCAGTTAACACTTCATCATTCTCCGAATTAATAAACTTAAAGAAATCTTCTTTTTTATCATCATTATTAATAGAAGAATCTTTGGAACCAGATTGCTTTGGCCAAGCATCAGAATTATCGGCATCATCTTTTGTGGTTAAAAAGTTTCGATCCAAATCACCCTCGGTTGGCCCGCTTCCAGAATAAGCATAACCAGATTCTTCAACAAGTCCATTCGGAGGTGTTGCTCCCGGAACAGCGGATCTGGGAACATCGGTTAAACCCAAGGCTTTCTTTTTAAAGTAAAGCAATCTCGATAACCTTCTAATGCTTTTGCCCGGTTCGGCCTTTGCGGATTCAACCTCCCCCTCGTCTGGATGAAATGAAATGCCTTGGGCTGATACTGGCTCAGTTTTCAGCAGCAGACCATTTTCGTCAGAGCTTTGCTCAACAACATCTAAAACAGAAAGCTCCTCTGACATTTATCGTCTCACAAGACCTTTGTAAGAAGAAAAGTCGGATGAAAGCTTATCCATAGCAGGACTCTCTCTTAGATCTTCTAATGATGAGGTTTGATATCTATAGCCTTCATCCAAAGCCTCAACCAACATTCTCCAATCGCTAAGTCTGTTGCCATTAATCATTCCTGTATCAGAATTCCTAACCTCAAACCCTCTTGGTCCAGACATCATAATGCTAAAGACATATTTGTCTGCCGGAATATCTGGATGAAATAGAAGACTATCTCTTTCTTCCAAAAATCTCTTTGTCGCAACTCGGGTTTGATGATCCCAATCTCCAGTAGAATTAGCGCCAACAATCTCCTGTATCCTAAGAACATTTTGATCTCCAGACTCTTGTTTTTTGGAAAGGTTTGTTCTGGCTAGACCCAACTCCTCTCCAACTGGCACTTCATCAATTTGTGACTCACCAAGCTCTTCCCAAGCCCTATGAAGCTTTCTTAGAAAGTAAGCAACAGTTTTGTTTTCATTTCTAACCGCCATAAGATCATCCCACTGATCTACAAGTAGTCCGTCTGGGTTAAAATCATACATCTGACCTCTTTGGCTAAACTTATCTTCTAATGTTACATGCTCTGGAAATACTAAACCAGAATATCTCTCATAAGCGTCGCCAAGTGTCATTGCTGCAAAATCACCACGGGAAGCTAACTCTTCAGAAGAAGAAGGTTCTTTGTCAGCAAAAATTCCATGAGCAGGACTTGTTGGATAATATTCTTCCTCCAAAGAAGAGTCGTCAAATAAATCTTGAGCGACCTTTTTAATGAAGGAATTTAAAATAGAAGCCTCTTTTCTTTCGCCAACGGCATAAAGCTTTTTAACAACCCCAGTCAGGGTTTTTAGCTGTTGTTTTTCCATATTGTCTCCAATTGCTTAATTTAAAAAAATAATAGCACACTTAGTTTTTATCATAAGATAATCTATGCTCAACATCTGTCAGCATCTTATCCGCCTGGGCAACATAGCTTTCCATCCAATCATGGATTTCTTCTCCATCTTGAATCATATGATTCAAAGATCTTGCCTTTTCCTCTATATTAGAAAGCTGAGGCTTTGCCATATAAGAGCCTCCACCATCTTTGCAACTGCAACCATTTACGCCACAAGAATTACAGGAGGAAGTGGGGGGAAAGCCCTCATCAGTTAACTCAACCGACTCAACAGGGTCTTTGCCATGAATCTTTGTAATTATACCATCGACCATATCAGCTTCTTTCAAAAAGCCTTTTTTATCCAAAGAGTTTGAAATCTTAACCAGAGAATCTATTACAGAAAGTCTTGCGGCGGCAGACATTGGAGAGGAATAGTTTGAGTTATTATTCGCGCCCATCATTTCTTCAACTCGTTTTTCAAAGCCCTTCTCAGCGCTTTGAGCTACAGATTCATCAGCAAACTGATATCCCTCATCAGTCTTTCTTCCCTGCATAATGTGAGCTGCTTCGTGCTCAATTATATCTGCAACCTCCGCTACAAATGCTATATCATCTTTTGATGATATCTGGTTTGTTATTATATAAATTGTATCCGGCTTTCCATTTCCATCCCAATCTTTATCCGAAACAAATGCAGCAGCGCTATCATCAATATCTGATGTTTTTTGAACCCAAACAACTTTATCTGCCCAATGAGACATATGTTTGAGCTCCGTCTTTATTGCAGACTTATTCTTTGACCACAAATGATGTGGAGAAGCCAGAGGGTATGGGTTTGCTTTTTTTGTTATATAACTCATTATCTTCTCGGTATAAAAACTCTTCTTTTTTCTTCAGATACAGGTTTCCAGCCCGGACCTATCTTGACTATTATGATATGATCAGGAGTAATAATAGATACAAATATATTAAAAGGCCTATTAACCCCTGCTGCCGGAGAGAACTTTCTAAACTCTATCCAATTCCATTGAGGCCTACCTCCAGAGATTCCAGATGTTTTCTTTGAAGGATACATATGCAGAGTATTATCAGCACTATCCGCAAAGTCTTTTGCAATAATAGGATTCAGCTCAGCGTTTCTTATTTTATCTCCGTAATAATCCCTACCCTGTATAGATGTTGCTTTTTCAAGACCATAATATTTTCGGTACAACATTCTAACCGAAGTAGTTATATAGATTGGCAGACCAGTTCTGGGGTCTGTTAAACCTGAGTTTTCTGCTCCAGCTGTTTTTGTTAATAAACTTTGCATTATTAGAACTATCTCTCTCTAATGCTATTTTACAATATTAGCATAAAAAAAAGGCCAGAGAAAAATCTCTGGCCCTTGATAATCTTTTTAAGATTTACAAAGTTACATAAAGTGAAATCATTTTAAAAAAGTCATCAGACGATTCCACCTTCATATTCTCTGGATAAGGCTTATATCCAAGCTTCATCATATCAACTTCTTGATTTGAATAATGAGCTTCTACACACCCTCTTTCAACCGCCATGATTGAGCCATCAAACGATAGCATGAGGCTATCCATAATGTTGGGGTTTTCTTCCCAAAACTCATTTGAAAAACGATTTTTGTGAATCGGGTGATCTAGCCAAACTTCATCTTGCATCATACTTCCGTATTCATTCTGTGTTCAATAATTGATTTTACAGACTCTGAGTTACAGCCCATAAGGGATGATAGCATCCATACCGGAAGGGATCTTGCCAAAGCGTGCAACACCGCTTCATGCCTAGAGTCAGTAAACTTTAGAAGTAAGTCGTTATAATCTGGATATAGATCCTCTGACTCAATCAAAGCCGCAACCCCAGCCTCCGAAGCATACTCAGATGATTCGGAGCGAATCTTTCTTGCAGTCTTCTCGTTCAAAAATCCAGACTCAATATACTTCCGATAAAGATGACCTCTAATATTGGAGTTTATACCAGACTTCACCTTTCCGTCAAAAAGATTGCTATCTGCGAAAATCTTAAATGACATTGGACTCTGTTCGCAAAGACCCTCTAAGCAGCGGCTATACGATTCTGGCACCCAAGAGAAAGAACTCACCTTTTCGTGCAACATGCTAAAATAAGCATAATAATTAAAATCTTCGTTTAGCGAGATTCCAAAGTCAATATGAGGTGCGTCATCTTTTATGATAGAGCTAATCGAATCCCTGATATTACCAAGATCAGATAGGGCAACGAATCTTTCCCTCCAGTAGTCAGGAATTAAGCCCTCCTCAGCCAGTGGCTTAAGAAGGCTTGCAACGCCTATTAGGGGATAATCTGCTTTCAGAGAATCAAAGAATTCAAATAGAGCTTCATTCTGAAGCAGAGATAGAACCTCCTCCTCTCCTACATCCTTCCCAAAACCATACCACCTGCTGTAACCATTAAAGATTGATTTAAGACCCCTTTCTGCAAGAGAGTCTAGAATCTGATTGTCACCCTGCATTTTCTAGCCACTCCAAAATAAGATCAGAGTTTCTGTCAACAAACGCCAACTTGATAGAGTCATCAAGATGACTCCACATATTAAAAACAACTCTATTGTCAAGTAAGGCAAATCTTTTTACAAGAGACTTTGAAACATCATCGTACCCTCTAGAGGCCTTGTTTATACCGATAGCAGCAAGCCTATACAGGAGGTCTGCGCTATCACCCCTCTTTTCAAGCTCTCTCGAAAGAGAGAAAACATTAGAATTATCAGTCTGCATTTCAACTCCTATAGCCAACTAACCATGCTAGATCCGAAAATGATTTAAGAAAATCCGAAAACCGCCCCTATGAAGAGGGGTTTTCTGCATTAAATATTGCAACCTCGGTAGTTAAAAGGGTTCCTGAACTCGATGCTGCATTTTCAAGACCAGTCCTAACTACCTTGAGAGGATCAATAATGCCTGCCGCAACCATATCCTCTTCCATTCTGCCATGAAGAGCATTGTAACCAAGTCTAGTATTATCAGAATTGATAATGCTTTCCATATGAAGGTGATAGTTTTCTCCGGCATTTGTTAGAATCTGAGAGAATGGAGCCCTTATTGCTCTGGCCACTACATTAATCCCAACAATCTCCTCTGTTGTCAAGCCATCGACAGACCTGAGGTCTGACAAAACATTTACGCATCTCAGAAGGGCTGAGCCTCCGCCCGGAACAACGCCCTCTTCTATTGCAGCCTTAACGGCGTTAATGGCATCTTCAACCCGGTCCTTCTTTTCTCTAACCTCCGTATCAGAAATGCCTCCAACTCTAATTAGGGCAACGGAACCAACCAATGCAGATAGCCTTTGTTTTAGTGCGGCAATTTCAAATGTCTCTAAAGACCCATTTAATCTAGAACGAATAGATTCAACTCTTTGATCAACATTATCTTGCTCTCCCATTCCATCTATAATAGAAGTTGTATCCCTTGTTACAAGAACCCTTCTTGCCTGACCCAAATCAGATACCTCAACAGACTTAAGTTGACCATCTGTATCATTATTAAGCACCCTACCTCCACAGAGGGCGGCTAAATCTCCAAGCATATCCCTTCTTATATCACCAAAGCCAGGAGCTCTAACTGCACAAGATTTCAAAGAACCTTTTGTATTATTTAAAATCATAGTTTGAAGTGCTTCGTTTTCAACAGTTTGAGCGACAACCAACAAAGGTCTTCCCGTCTCTGCTACAGAACTCATGACCGGCATTAGATCTGATGTCTTCGATATCCTTCCGTCATAAAAAAGAATAAAAGGATTATCATACTCCACAGATAGTCTGTCAATGTTTGTTGAAAAAGCAGGAGTTACATACCCTCTCTCAAAAGAGAGGCCGTCTGTATAAGTAACAGATGTTTCTGCTCCAGCAGATTCTTCAACAGAAATAAGCCCATCCTCACCAACTGCCGAGACAACTTCAGCAATTAATGCTCCGAGCTTTGGATCGTTATTTGCAGAGATAACAGCAATGCTGTTTAGCATTTCTTCTGATGTTATTCTTACAGATACCTCTCTAAGATGAGAGACGACAGCATCTACAGCCATATCTATACCCCTCTTAATCAAGACCGGATTATGACCAGCGGCAACCATAGAGGCACCTTCTGTATAGATTGCTTGCGCCAAAACAGTTGCAGTAGTGGTTCCATCACCTGCAAGAGAGTTTGTTGAGCTTGCAACACTCTTAACCAACGCTGCACCCATATTTTTCAACCGATCATTAAGATCGATTGCTCTAGCTACAGTTACTCCATCTTTGGTTACAAGAGGAGGTCCATAGCCTCTTTCAATAGCGGCGTGCCTACCTCTAGGCCCAAGCGTAGCCTTTACTGCATTGGCAAGAATATCTAAGCCCTCCTGAAGAGACTCTCTCGCCTTAACTCCTAATAAAACTTCTTTTGACATAAAAAACTCCTAGTTTCAAATCTAAATCTAATCAGAAAGTGCAAAGAGTCAACTGTTTTATTCAGATTTTTTAGGAGATTCCGATCTCTCCAACCTCTTTATTCTTCCCGAAATTCTTTCTGCCGCAAAAACAACCTGATCTTCATCAAGCTCGTCTGTGAAGAAATAAAATATAGCTCTCTGCCCAGCCATAAGGCCCTCTTCGAGAGACTTTAGCTCTTCTTTTATTGCGTTAATTCTAATCATATCTCTCAACATTCCAAGTCCATCTTCGAGAAGAAGCTTGTCATCAATTGAGTCTACCATTGCTCTAAATTCTTCCAAACGATCCATTGTTTTTTTCTCTACTAATAAAATTTACTTTGTTAAATATGGAAACAAGACATGATAAAAAAACTTAGTCTGCTAAATTCTGTCCTCCTTGAGCTTTCGTTATATGAGGAAGCGGCAAAGGTAAATTTGCTACTAAAGTCAGCAGCATCCAACGCGCCGGGTACAGCACCGGCAAGACTTCTGAGTATTAGAGAAATTCTTGATAAGATTGACTTGCCAGAACTTCGGATGCCAAAAGAAAATAATGAAAGAATCATTGCCTACTCAAGATTAATCGAGCAATTAAACTCTAAAAGCTCAGCATATCAAATTGATGCACTTGGAATCATTGGAGAGTCAATCTCAAATATCACAGATAAATTTGAATCAGACGCAGAATCTTCCGGAATAAATCTTGACGGATCATCTAAAGAAGAAGGCATCAAAATTCTAAGAGAAGGAACTCTTTTTGAGGGCGATAAAAATGACGATGGTTTGGTGAACCCCGAAAGCCCATTTGATGGCTTAGGAAAAGTCTTAACAGGACTTGGGTTCAGCGATGCTGATGCCGCAGTCTTAACGGCAGAGGCAGAAAGACAATCTCAATATACAAATAAAGATCTAATTAAAGATGCAGGCGTTTTTGATGCAATTGGAGACGGAGCAAAGTGGATAGGGAAAGGGGCGTGGAAAGGTCTTTCTTCCGCAGGAAAGGGGCTCTTTAGAGCTTTGCCTTGGGTTGGGCTTTTTATTACCATACCAACATTAATTAAGAACTTTATAGAAGCGGTTGAAAATGGCAAGAAAATAATAAGCGAACTTCCTCTTGAAAAATATGGTTTATCAAAAACTGTTTCGCTTAGCCCGATTGGAGTAAAGGACTCTATTGTTAAGGCAGTAGAGGAGAATAGAGAAGATCCGGACTCTATTGGAGAGATTATCCAGATAACGCAAGTGCTTGAATCATATTATGTTGACTTTATGAAAGTAATAACAAACACTTTCTTTTTAATATTAGATATAGCCGGAATCATAGGTGTTGCTGGATCTACAATTCCCATTGTAGGCTGGACGGCAGCTTTGGGAGCAACAGCATTAAATGTAGGGCTATCTCTTGGTCTGGTCGGAATAGAACTTGGTGCTGAATATTACTCTGATTCACACTGGAAAGAAGTATATGACCAAATACTCAATATATGCCAGGAAGAAATAGACGAAGAAAGAAGTAGGATTGCAACAGAAGGTGTCGATAGACCTTCTGTTGCGAATCCATCTTCTACTACCGTCTCAGCATAGGGTCAAGACTCGGTTCTTTCAGCTTCCCTCTGAGTCCTATTCCACCAGTCAAGCCAGCTTCTCTCCCACTCTTCTTTTGAAACCTGAATTCTGCGGTTATTTCTGTAAAGAAAGTAGAAGGCTTCTGGTCGATCGTTTTCATTTGACATTTTAATATCCCTTTTTTAAAACAAAAATTAGTGACAAAACTATTTGAAAAGATTATTTAGATAAATTAAAGCATACCACCTCTTTGTCTACAAAACTCACTCATTGCGGCGGTTCCAGCCTGACTCACATTTAAACAAAAGCCAACTCCTGGCATTGGAATGTGAATTGCTTGACTATTAAAAAGCAATATGTTAGGAACACCCTGCGTTTCATGGCCCAGTATTATAACATTGTTTTTCGAAAAATCAAACTCAAAATCATAAATAGATCTAGAATTTTCATTCAACTCAAGACTAATTAAATTTAAGCTATTTTCTCTCGAATAAGAAAGAAAACTTGATGGATTTTTGAACTGCTTAATATTTACATAATCATAGAGGGATCCAGATTTAGAATTTAACTTTGATCTTGGCGGAACCGACCCTATGACATATAGGTTATCAACCCCAAAGCAGGCAACGCTCCTTATTAGAAAGGCTAGATTATCATCAAACATAAAGTTTATGGCAACTATAGAAAGTCCCAACTTTTTTGAAGAGATCAACTTCTCTGAGTATCTCTGCCTTCTTGTCTTATTTCTTTTTGAATTTTGAAAAGAAAGCATTTCCGTTGACTCTTTTGTATACTCTGCCGAACTTAGAAAATTTCTCTTTTTCATTATTTAAAAGGGCCGCTACACTCAGAAGAAGCGAGCCCTCTCCCTCTCTATAGTTTGGGTTTAAACTACGCCTACTTTCCTCTAAAGATCCCAAATTACCAGACCATTTTTCCAAAAAATCTTCTGAGGAAAATCCGGTTAAGGCAAAGAGATACTTCTCATAATCTGCTACGCTAGAAGCAGACATACCTTCTTCTCTCGACCAAGCAGCGTCCTCTTCTGAGACCTTTTTTGACTTAGAAGAGTAGCTCACTATCAAATCTTGATCAAAAGAAAGGCTCTCAGAAAGAATCCAGCCAAAAATAACTTTGCCATCCTTCTGAGGAATCTCTTTATATGAATAAAACTTTGTGTCGCCCATTGTCATTCACCAAGATGGGACACAGACCTTAGGATAGTATTTAATACCCTATATGGATCAGCATTTGAATTGGGCCTTCTATCTTCAAAGTATCCAGATCCGACACGAGAAACTTCCACTGGAATCCGAACAGAAGCACTACGGTCGCCAACTCCAACTTTGAATTCATCTATGCTGCAAGTTTCATGTCTTCCAGTAAGCCTTCTATCTAGACCCTCTCCGTAAGATTCCCTTGCCATAATCAGGGCAGCATCTGAACCCAAAGCTTCACATGCTTTGCGAATCATATTGATACCACCACTTTCTCTCATAGCTTTTGTTGAGAAATTGGCATGAAGACCACTTCCGTTCCAATCACCATCAACAGGCTTGGGATCAAAGGTTACTCCAATATCGTGCAACTCAGCTATTCTTTGAAGAATAAATCTCGATACCCAAAGGTGATCACAGGCTGCAACAGCATTTACATTAGGTCCGCCAACCTGATACTCCCACTGTCCTAGCGCAACTTCCGCATTAACACCTACGATTGATAAACCAGAGTTAATACAAGATGTTAGGTGAAGCTCTGCAACATTTCTTCCTGCAACAGATCCGACTCCAACGCCACAATAGTACGGACCTTGTGGCCTCATGTTATCCGCATCATCCTCCCAGCCTAGAATATTGCAGCCTGATGTAAAGAAATATTCCTGCTCAAACCCAATAAATGGGTCGGACTTTCCGAATTCTATCATGGTATCAACAAGTCTTGCTCGATGATTTGATTGGTGAGGAGTCATATCTGGATTTAGAACATCGCAGAGTACGATTACTCCATTCTCTCTATTTGAATCAACGCAAGCAAAGACGGGGCGAATGACTAATTCTGAATTTTCAGTAGAAGCTTGATTTGTGCTTGATCCATCAAAGGTCCAAGTCGGAATGTCCGCAAGAGACAGCTTCCAATTTTCATCCTCTGACCTAAGAGTTAGAACTCTAGTCTTGCTTCTAAGTGACTGTGTTTCATTTCCATCGAGCCAAACATACTCGCATTTAATTACTGTTGATCGCATTTATCATCCTTTTAATCTTTCTCTTTCGAGCTTTAAATATTCTTCTTCGTATGAAGAAATATAATTTTGCTTTAACATAGATTCAAAACCAAGTTCTTCAAATTCTGCTTCAATTGCATCAATATCTAGAGTCGGCCAAGTAAACTGCATGTTACTCTCTTCATCCTTCAAGTCAACAAATTTTATCAAATTGAAGCTTTTTGTAAAAGCCTTCTTGAAAGATGGATTCTTCATCCTCTCTTGTAGGCCGCCTTCTTTTCGCAAAATCTTCTCTGCGCCAACCTTTCCAATTCCCCTGACCCCAGGAATGTTGTCTGCTTTATCACCAACCATCGCCTTCCAAGATACATAATCATACTCTGTATTTTCTCTATACTTTTTTGCAATTGGATTGTAAAGTTTAACAGAATCAGGGAACTCGTTTAATATCTGAATAAAATCTGTATCAGAAGATACAATTGTTACATTGTCCTTTGGATGATGATGCTTTATCAGATAATAAACTAGATCATCGCACTCATTGTGTGGGTGATAAAGAGTTTTGATTGGATAATTTTGCTTCAACGAGTTGATGATAAATCTCTTTTGAAGCTTAAATGATGCCCAATAATCGAGAACTTCTTGATCATCAGTATCAATTGTTCGATTGCCCTTATAGTTTGGGTCAGCTTCAAGTCGAGCTTTAGGCATACCATCAAGAGGAAAGTAAACAATACTTGGTGAGAACTGCGTTATGGTTGACTTCAGCAACCTAAAGAAGTTATAGATAATCTGATTATCTCCATCAGCCAGACCTCCACCCCACTTAAATCTGGAGCGGTGAATCATATTGTATCCATCTATGATTAAAATGTCTTTCATTTATTAACAGCCTTGTTAAGTAAATATAATTGGAGATAAAGAAATTTCAAGTTTTTTTTTTAAAAAAAATAAGTTAGCCACCAAAAGGTGGTGGCTAACAGTGTTTTCTTCAGTCTAGATTTTCATTCAAAAATGAACGAAGTGCCTGTGCATCACGAATTGTCATCCTAACAGTCTGATTTGGATTCCTCCAATCACCTGACTGAACAGTGATGCTAAGCCTATTTGAACCAGCTTGCTTTGCAGGATTGTCCTTTACCAAGTTGATGTTTACAGATTTTGTGCTCTTTGTCTTTTTAATCATCTTTTAAAATCTCCTTAAAAATCATAATCTTCTTTTTAGAAGTCTTTTTCTTTTTTGAATTTAGCGCTTTTGCACTTAACTTATCTTCATCAAAAGAACTTTTCTCGTCAGCTTCCTTCACTTATTCTCCTTCTTAGTTGTCATCTTCGATTAAGCAGGGGTCCAAGCCCCAGCGAACCTTTAAGTAAGGTATGCTATCAAATCCATTATCTGGCTTAAAAAAGATGCTCTTATTTATATTAGAGCTATCTTTTGAAGATTTTTGGCTTGAAATAATGCCATAAAGCATATCTGATAAAATTAGTGCTTCAGACTTACTTATCTTGTGATCATCAAGCACTCTCATTATATCTTCCCAAGCCTTAACTATCCTCTCATCAATCAAGCCAACCTCTCCTCGGGGAGTCTAGGAAGGTGATGTCAGCAACCGTGGCCTCGACCTCTCCCTCCTTTGTCTTCAGAGAGAGGAGATTGAGATCAAGGTCTACGGAATTAACTGTAGCCCTATGCCTTTCTCCATCATTATCTAGAAAGTAAACCGAATCATTCGGCCTAAAATCTCTAATGCTAAAGCAACCAAACTCATCCATTGACGGACCTCTATTTAGGGGTCCAGAGAGATTTCTCTTTTCTCTGCTCATTCTAATTCCTATTATTATGGAATAATTATGCCGACTTAATTACTCAGCCTGTCCGGCACCAGACTGATCGCACCCATCTTGGTGCAAAACCATTGTAGTCACGATACCCGAAGGGTCAACTCAATGTTTAGAATACTTCCAGTCCGGCCTCATATTCGGCAAAAACCTTTTTTCTAATAGTTTTTGGAAGGCCGGGATTTACGACAAGTGCATTTTGCATAAGCTCATGCCTAATGAAGTTTCTCATATAATTGGTACTTGAATTTGACGGATCTTCTACCCAATCCGTTGGGCGATGAAGATGATTTCTCCAACTCAAAAGATCCTTTTTCGAAGAAAGAACAAATGGTCTAATGTAATTATCTCTTGAATGAGGAATTAGTTTCGGATTACCATGAAGAGACGAAAAGATCCAAGTTTCAACCTGATCGTCCAAATGGTGACAGGTGACAATTTTTCTTCCGATAAACTCAGTCTTTTCAAATGGTACTACCACTTTTCCGAACCCATCTTTATGCCAATTCTCAAAAAAGCGATACCTTTCCTCTCTCCAAAAAGCCTCTTTAGACTCACCCTTTTCTTGCTCTCTCGAAATAGACCCAACTACGCATGGGATACTGTTCGTTTTACAAAAAGATTCCACAAAGGCTCTTGCTTCCGCGCCATGCTCTGTGCCATGATCAAAATGCAGAACCAAAACCCGCCTTCCCTTTCTCTCTCGAATATCAGAGGGAAGCTTTGCGCCCCTGATAAAATCTAGGCAAATCATGCTATCAGCCCCACCGGATACGGCAACAATAACCGTCTTTGGAATTGACCCAAGAATCTTGATCATATCCAGCTCCTTTCCTCAGAATCCTAAGATCCGAAATCGTTTTAAAAAAACCAAATTAGATTCTATTTTTACTAATATTTATACTGAGGTTAAACTTGGAGAGCTGTAAAAATGAAAAAAGAATTCATTATTTCTTTTATAATAATATGCGCTACTTATTTAGTTGGAAGTGCTTATTCTGCTTTAAATAATAAAGCATATCGAATGACTGGTGATAGGTTAAATGATTCTTATGAATCAGTTTTTGTGCCAAACATAATTGATATTAAGTCTGGGGTAAGGCCATCTGTATCTCACCCCGTATATAAACTTAATATAAGTCAGAGATCTCAAAGTTTACAGCATAATCAACAAGAAGTTTCGATACAAAATCATTATATCTGTCGCTAGAATCAAAAACAACAGTAGATACAATTGCACCGCCACTTGGCTTATCTACACACAGGGTTAATACCGGGAGTTCTGAACTTCTATCTCCGATTACAGATATAAAACCAAGCATTTTCTCTGGAGAAGATCCAAACGGAATTGTTAGCATCATCCTTGCTCCAAGCGATTTTTGCTCTTCCCAAATGGTCTGCGGAGTATCATTTATCGGTGAAGAAAAACTCATAGTCACCTCCTTATCTTATCTGCATGAAACAATATGGGATATGAGTTTTTCTCATAAAGCTCTACAATTTCATAGCTAGATAAATCATCTACTATTTCATCTTTTGTCTTAAAATCTTCGGACCACTTTTTAACAGAGGCTTTCTTCAGCATTCTGTTTATCATACTAATGGCATCAGATGATCTGGGCCAAACCTTACCCATCTTAGTCCACCTTCCGCCGCTTGCCAAATAAAGTCCGGTTCTAGAATCTCTGAGCTTATAACCCATTGGCTTTTCCTTTTTGTCAACCATATAATGCTCCTATTTAATTATACCAGAAGCACTAATATGGTTAAAGAAAAATATCTTGGCGCTTACTCTATATGCGAATCCAACTCTCTGGCCGATGGGTCTTTTACATTTGTCCATCGTGGTAGCCAGAAATGTGGAATGATTTGATTCATAGACGACGAAAACAATCCAGAATGAATCTCCCTATAGTGTAAGCTTTCCTTTAGATCTGGTCTACAGTTTTTTATCGAAGACCTCATTTTTTCAAACTCTTCATCAGAGTAAAGCTCTTCTATTTCTGCTTGCAAAGTTTTGTGCCAAGACTTCTTTGCGCTACTTACTCCGTCAGAGAAAGCGCACTTGTGTCGCCAAAGTATTTCATCTGGAAGTAACCCATCTGACTCAAAAGCTCTTCGCAACAAGTCTTTTTCGATTCTGTCTTTTTTATCGAAAGACTTAAGAGAAGGATCTATTGATAGGTAAAGTTCTACAAAAGCTTTATCTAAAAAGGGGGTTCTAGCCTCAAGACCATTTGAGCTAATGGATCGATCAGATCTAAGTACATCAAAGAGATAAATCTCCCTTACTAATCTCAAAGCCTCTTCCTGCAAGGCCTTATCACTTGGAGCCTTTGCGTTGTAAACATATCCGCAGCAAACTTCATCGCTTCCATCGCCATTGAAAATTACCTTACAGTCCGTGTTTTCTGAAACATATTTTGATACAAGATAATTTCCAACACTTGCCCTAACTGTAGTTGTATCATAAGACTCTGTGACCCAAATCGTCTGATGTACTGCTGACAAAAAATCTTCCTCTATCAGCTGAACTCTATGGTGATCTGAGCCAATCCAGTCTGCAACTTTGTCGGCAAAGTCAAGATCAGGACTTCCTTCCATTCCAATGGAAAAAGTTTTTAATTTATATGGAAGCTCTAACTCAGAAAAATGCTGCCATTCATCAGAATCTTTTCCGCGAATAAGTCGATTGCCCTTTGACATATGAGATACGAGAGAAGCAATAAGGCTGCTATCCAAACCTCCCGACAGCAAGCACCCAATCTCTCTTTCTGACATAAGCCTTTTTTCTACAGCTTTAGTCAGCCTCCATCTAATCTCCCTAAGAAGCTCTTTCTCTGAGGATTTCTTAAACTTAGAGTTTGAAGAAAGATTTAGTTCGCTATCAAGCTCATAATAATAAGTCTGTGTTCCAGGATCTTTTGTAGAGATAAAAGTACCGGGAACGACATGCCAGATTCTTTTAAAAGAGTTTTGAAGAGCCTTTGCTTCTGATGCAACTGCAAATGAGTTTTTGTCAGAACCATAAAAGGCAGGCCTTACTCCAAACGGATCTCTTGCAACAAAGGCTTCGTCAGCTTCTGAATCATACAGAAAGAATGCAAAAACTCCATCTAGCATCTTTAGCGCAGACTTCATTCCATAAAGCTTATAAAGATGAATAATTATTTCACAATCAGATCCAGAATGATTGGTTAAGCCATGCTTTTCAAATAGTTCTTTGTGGTTGTAAATTTCCCCATTACAAACCAGCCATACATTACCAATATTAAGGGGTTGATCACCGTCACGACCTAATCCAACAATAGCCAGCCTATGAAAGAGTAGGCCGACCTTTTTATCAACCTCTTTGAATTGAGAGTTATCCGGTCCACGATACCTTGCGCTAAAACCATCTTCTATAAAGCCGTCAGGCATCTTGCCATAATAAGCTGAAAACCCGCACATTAAACATTCTCCAGTTTCTTACGAATAATATCAGAAACCACTTTTGCTTTATCCATATTATTCATATAAAATAATGC